TATAAATATTGCCTTTGACCACTTCAGCATTAATATCAAGCCTAACTGCTTTATTACCACATGCGATATCAAAGCCCACACCATTAACGTTGATAGCTCGTTCATATGCCACCACACCGCCAACAGGGACGCTAAATCCAATATGGTGATCAGCCATAAGAGCAACGTATTCTGGTTTTTTCTCATGCTCCATTACCGCCTTCATTTGGTCTACAGCTTCTTGGAGAGGATCTCCCCAGACTGGAATTCCATCAATTATTTTCATTTTTCTTACTCATTTTAATTATAAAAGTATTACAACCTTCTTCAATAGAATTTAAAAAATGATTATATATTTTTTCTAAAAAAATTATAGTTTCTAGATAACATCTATAATTATTTGATATAACAACAAGAGTAATAAACAATAAAGATATCCGTGCAAATCGCTTATGCAATCAATTGCTATCATATACACTTGGAAGATGTGCCCAGGCTATAACAGATTTCTTTTCATCGTAAGTATATCCCCAATTGGTATTACAAAATGTACTTTCCGTAATGCAATTCTTGGATAATTCATATACAAAGTAATATACAAATCTATTGTTTCCAACTTGAGTAGTAACTAAGTAAGGACCTTCTTTTTCTGGATAAGTAGTTTTATCTTTATAATTGAATTTATTCCAATGTATAATTGATTCATTTTTGCTTAACGTATTATTGCTTTTCAATTCGTCTTTTAATGAATTAAATTTATTAGAAAGTTCACGACTTAAACTATATTGTAAACTATTATATATTTCATCATACATTGTCCTTACTTTATCATCCAAAAAGTTAGCCATTTCTTCAGTAAGATCTTTCATATCTTTCCTCATTTTACTCAATGTTTCAGCATTTGTTTCACAATATCTACAAACAAAGTATACTGGTACAACTGAACATGGGTCAAAAAATTGATATTCGTTTATAACACGTCTACAGACCGAACATACTGTCTTTATATTTGCAATCATTCTATTCCTTTCCCATTCCGCAACCGCAACTACCGCAATTATAAGGAGGGTGAGACTTACTATTATATATGCCACAACGTTTACATCTCCATGATTTTTCCTGATCCTTTAATTCAAAACCAATTTCCCTTTCGCAATTCGGACAGTTAAAATAATACTCCCCACTAGACACAGGATTGAAATATAAGCAAAGACCGATAACGCCCAACAAAAGACTAAACCTAAAAAGATGATAAGTTTCAGGAAACTCATTAGGATGATTTTTAGCATAGATACGGTCCATTTTTAGGTTTAATATCTCACCTTCAAAATATTTCATCTTGTACCTCCCAAGACATTTATTAATGATTGTTCTCCTATAGCTTGAGGGAGAACACCATTCCATTTGTTTATAGCTTGATATAGTAAAAAAAGTATTGCAATCCCAGCACCAAATATGCCCAATAGGCCTATAAGTAGGGAATCTGTGTTTTTCTTCATATGTTATATAATACATTCTGGGGTGTTGTCATATTCCCACATTAGGTTATCTAAGTATTTTTGAGCCTCTATTTTATCATTAAATGTTGCTATGCTAACTTCGTGATATTCTGTATATTCTAAAGATAACTTATTAAAAACAACATTTACAAAATAATCTTTTCCATTATCCGATTTAATGAATATCTGTTTTGCATGATCTAAGTTCACGTAACTATTTCTTTCTGTCTTAATCCACATCATTTATTTGCCTTATAAACCCATTAAGATTTTAAATGAATTAACATAGTCACCCACAAAGGAAGCGGGAGAAGATAACAAACACAACTTTCTTCCCGACATTTCTAACATCTAACGTTAGTTTAACCTTGCATTCATGCACCGTATACCTTGACAGATATAAAACTTAAAACCTTTCACCATAAACCTTGAGCCTTTCTGGGGTATGCCTTTCGGCACGCATCCAAAATGCGTTGTTATCTATCCCCACCGTCGATCTCTAACAAGAGAGCAAAGGTGGGGATAAATAACTTTATTGATATCGGATTCGAACCGATACACAACCATTATAAGTGGTACGCTCTACCATTGAGCTAATCAAAGGTTTTTTGTTCGTCATTTTTATCTCTTTGCATTGACTACGAAATTTTAACAAACCAAATCGGTCGTTGCGTTAACAACTTCCAATTTCCCGTCTATCAACTGAGGTTCTGATGATAGCTGACTTACTAACCTATCTCTTTGGATAGGGTCGAAATAATACCGAATCTTAACATCGACCACTTGACCTTGCGACTGCTGCACTTTTCCTTCTCGTAGGTTCCTATTAGTCAAGGCGTCCCAGGCTTGTTTCTCTAGACCTGCAAGCTCGCGTCTTCGTTCAATCCACTCATAGATAGTCTTAGTGATTTCGTTGTCGCCTATAGTGATTGTAACGCTCGTATGTAAATTTGTTTTAGCAAGACAAAACTTCAACCTTCCTATCTCTCTAACTAAATCTCTGTGCATTTGTAACCAATTGCTCACTTGGCTCTTTTGGTCTGGATATAACGGGGTCTCGTAATCCATATCACAGCAGTGTGTTTTTAGTTTTTCGCGCACATCATCGGCCTTGCGCTTAAGGTCTTTTATCTGCTTTAAAGCTTCTATAATCTTCATACATCCTCCTTTGATAAGTAAAGTTCAAGAAAGTAATCAAAAATACGTTCAATGTAAAGATATTTTTTTTGATAGTTAATTCTTTATTCGCTAATGTCAAATTTAAATTTTAACTATAACCATGAGGGTATATGAAAGAGCCAATAAAACATAATCCTGACAAAGGTGTATCTCAACATCATGCAGGAATGGACTTTAACAAGGGTTACGAAACTTCTCTTTTAGATGATTCTGCGTACTATCCAGAAGCACATATGAGAGGTAATGACTACACCGAATTACAGAATACTATCAAGAAAAGAGATAGAGCCAAGTTGATTAAAGGCCAATTTAGCAAGATTGCATAATGTTTGATTTATCAGTAGTCGACACATCGTCTCACTATGACTCGACAGGCCAAGAACTTGGAGAGACCCGTAAGGCGATGTGCAAAAGATTAATGGAGTATATAGAGGAAACAATAAATCTCACTCTGAAGAAGTTTCCCGACTCCAAAAAGTTTTGGATTCTCGTTCATGCCAAACCCTATCCTGGACAGACGCTGAAGATAAAACAAAAAATAATGGTGATGTTCCAAAAGCCCTCTATGATGCTTTCCTGCATGTTATTCGAATATAACAACGAAAAAGGCGTTCTTAGGCTTATGTGGAGCTTACCAGGCGACTGGCCTACATGGTCTGTAGGCGGTACCAATGAACCTATTCCCGAGGTCGTTGCATCCCTCAAGGAACTAAGTCTTAAATACGATGTGAGCAAAATACTTAAGCTATAGGAATTATATGGCCGGAAAATGGATACAGAAAGCGATTAAGAAACCTGGTGCACTTCATAAAGAACTCGATGTGCCAAAAGGCAAGAAAATTCCAGCTAAAAAACTTGAAAAAGCAGCCAAGAAAGGCGGAAAAGAAGGCAAACGGGCTCGCCTGGCTGAAACACTAAAGAAAATGAAGTAAATTTTTTTATCTATCCTATCAAAACATATTTTTGTTTTGACGCGATGACGGCGCAAGGTCACCAAATTGGGCAATATTAAGTAAGGATGCCACTTACATGACAGAAGATCAAACACCTCAAGAGACTGAACAAGTCGCACAGGCTGAACCACAAACTCAGCAACAAGAACATGTTGAATCTGATTCAACGATCAATTGGAAAAAAGCTACTGCCACTATGGCAGCTCAGAAGCAAGAAATTGAAGCACTGAAAGCCTATCTACAGCAAGCAGAGCAACGTAAGGCCTACGAAGCTCAGCAAGCTCAAGAGAAAGCGGAAGAGATGGACCCTGATGAGCCTATCACTTACCAAAAAGCTAATACTATTGCCGAAAGAAAAGCTAAAGAAATGGCTGGAAAGCTTTTAGATGAATACAAGCAACAACACGCTCTTGAGAGCGATGAAGCTCGTATGCGGTCAAAGCATGATGATTATGACTACGTTCTTGAGACTTATGCAGTCCCCTTGATTAAAAAAGACCCTGCTCTTGCATACAAGATACAGCAGTCCAGAACTCCGGCAGAGACTGCCTACAAACTAGGTAAACTCTCCGATGAATACGAGGCTAATATGGCTAAAAAAGATATAAGCCCCAAAGCAGAAAAAGTACTTAAGAACGTCAATCGCCCTACGAATTCTAATGCGGTCGGCAATCTTAAGAACCAATCTGAGGAAGCTACACAACTTTCTCCACAAGAAATATGGGCTCGCTCGCAGAAGTATGCACGACAGGCTTAACGGAGTAGTCTAAATGACTATTACAACAACTAACGCACTCCCTGCGCCAGTGCAACAATGGTTTGACAACGTATTGTTGTCCAGACCTATGCCTAAGCTTATACATAAGCAGATGGCTTTAAAGAAAGAAATTCCGCCTAACAGCGGAAGAATAGCGAGATATCGTAGATATACAAACCTCGCTACAGCAACTGTACCACTACCAGACTCTGGACTAACACCTCCAGGTCAGGTTTTGAATGCAGTTGATATTGATGCAAGACTCGACTGGTATGGTAACTACGTCACCATCACCGATCAAGTTATGTTCATCAACCAAGATCCCGTGCTGAATCAAACAGTGTCTCTCTTAGCACAAAATATGAGAGAAACCGAAGATCAGCTAACAAGAGATATGCTCGCGGGCTCAGCAGCGGTGATAAATTGTGTCGGTAAAAGATACTCTGCCGACGTTAAATCTTCTCTGATTAACTTGGAATTAGCAGCATAATTTCAATAAGAAAAGATTTATAAAACTTGACAATTTGCTGGAAACCCCTAAAGCCTTATGCTACAATATGCACTACCGCATAAAGTGAAAATGCAAAGGATGGAACAATGGGCGATCAGCAGGAAAGATTGGAATTAGAAATGAATTGGTTTGCAGGATTTTTTGAAGGAGAAGGGCACATTTCATTATGTAGATGTTCTCATACTTCTAAAAAACAATTAGGCAATCTAAGATATATACCCATGGCAGGTTTGTGTAATACTGATTACACAGTTTTACCAGAGATTCAAAGAATTTTAGATTTAAGTGGCATCACTTATTGTATTCAAAGACATAGAATTAATGGTTTGGGTAAGAAACCTAAATGGGAAATAGACTTTAAGGGAATGAATAAAATTTATACATTTTGTAAATGGATTCTACCCTATATGAGAAGTGAAAAGAAAATAAGAGTTAAAAAATTGATAGAATTTTGTGAAATTCGTCATAATAAGCTTAAAATTTCTCATCAACATCCATATGGGATAGAAGAAGAACAGATTTATAGAGATCTTTATTCTTATAAAGGAAAGACTGATTCCAAAATCCTCAACGACTTTACGTCAGGCTCCTTGCAGTTACAAGGATGAAGATAAAGTCTGAACTCTATGGAAACATAGAGAGGGAGATTCGAAGAAGTTTCCCCGCCTACAATATAATGTAGGTCACAAAAGTAACAGATGTTTTGGGAGTTAATGGAGACATGCCTACGGAATTGAGCCGTAGCGATATTGACGCGGTCGTAATCGCATTGTTAAACAATGATGCAATGATGATCTCTGACAATATATCTGGTGACCTGAAGTTCGGTACAGCACCGATCAGAGAAGCCTTCTGGGGAATGCTAAACGCGCAGTACTTGGATGACTTGGAAGCGACTACGGGTTTCGTATCGCAAGCCCAGTACCCAAGTAACATGACGGTTCTTAATGCTGAATGGGGCTCTGTTGGTAACGTGAGGTTCCTTTACTCTAGCCGTGGGTCGATCACACCGAATGCTAGCTTAAACGGAAACAACGTTGCAAACTGCTTCGTAACGGGTATGGAAGGATATGCTTGCGTAGAACTGACAAGAGCTACATGTGAGTTTATTTACACCCCACCAGGTGGACCAATGGACCCACTAAGAAGACTGCAACTGGGCGCATGGAAAATGGCTCAGGTACCTAGACTCTTAAACGATGCATGGGTGTTCAACCTCCGTGCTACACACTCATAAGGAGATATATGCCTTTTGCAGAAAATTTCAGAATACAAGGGACATTTACAGCTCCTGCGACTCTACCAGCTTCCATCAACTTGAACCTTGGGTTTATTCCTTCTGGTTTCAAGATGTGGGATTTAACTCAGGCGGGTGTGTCTACGTCAGCATTTTTGCAATACTTGGAATGGCAGTCAAATTGGACTACTAACCAAGGTATCGCGACGTATATCACTTCAGGAGGTACAACCCTTAATCAAGCTGCGGTAACTACTAATGGTATATCTATATATGACGGCTCTCAAGGTTTCACTCTTGGGCCTAATATTACAGGTACTACTATTACCCAAGCTAACCCAGCCGTTGCAACAGCTACAGCTCATGGCCTTCAGACTGGCGACCAAGTTATCTTTAATAACCTCGCCGTAATGAAACAAATCGGTGGTATTCCATTTACTGTGACAGTAACAGGTGCTAACACCTTTACTATTCCGATCAATACCTCTGGCTTTGCTGCTGCTGAAACTGCGTTTACTATCAATAAAATCTTAGTAAACAACCTCTACTTTCCAAATACCTTGGTTATCACAGGTATCACACAAGCTAACCCAATGGTTGTCACCACAAGCACTAACCATAACTTAAAAGTGGGTCAGCAAGTGAGATTCCGTATACCAGCAGTATTCGGAATGCAGCAACTTAACGTCGGACCTAACAATTCATTGTATGGCCTACAAGGCGTTATCTCTGCTGTAACCTCAACAACCTTTACTATTGCAACTGTTAACTCAACAAGCTTTACAGCTTTTGTATGGCCAGTGGTCGGAAAAGTTCCTTTCACACCTGCACAAGCTATCCCTGTTGGGTCAGGTCCTACACCTATCACAGTAACGCCAGCGCTTGTTTACAACGATGACTTACTAGTAGATGCCGTGACCAACATTCAATTTAAAGGCATAACAATAGGTACTAGCATTTTGCAGTCGACTGGCACATTTGTTATCGCTGCATCCGATGTATTTGCCTATGAAGCTTGGAGGGATGACGTTTAGATGGTTAAGCAAACCTCTACAGCGCATCTCTTGCCTATAGTGCCTTTCTCACCCGCGAGGGTTCAAGTGATAGGCATTACTCAGGCCAAACCTGGGGTTGTGACAACATCACAACCCCACAATCTCCAGAATGGGCAAGAAATTCGTATAAATGTACCGCACCCTTGCGCAATGACTCAGATTAGCGGACAAGAATTTGTCTCCATCATATTGAGCCCTACGACATTTGCTTTATACGAAACTTTATATCCATCGCCTGTACCTTTCAGCACCATTAATTACACACCTTTCATCAATGCAACAGCTACTTTACAAGCTGAAATGGTCCCCATAGGCTCAGCGTCTCAACAAAATCAACATGCCGTTCCGTATTTTTATACGTCGACAAAAGATCAATTATACAATGAAGGAGAACACTCATGAATACAGCAGTCGCAGCAAAAAGAAAAGTCTTTGTCCCAGGAGGCTTATTACATAATCCTATCAATAAGTCGCCTGTCAACATCGATTCTATTGAAGGCATGACACCCGAGAAAGATAAGAAAGTAACAGGCACATTCCTCAATGTAGAATGCCCAGGTCAACCAGCTACCGTATGTTGCAAAGCACTATATCGAGGCTTTGGATATTGGTCTAAAACTTTCCTAGATGGCGAAAAAGCCGAAATACCTTTGTCCGTAGCACGCTTCATAAATGAACGTTGCTCATGGGAAAGACATGAACATACACTCGATGAAAAGGGCAATCAGGTCAAAACACCTAAAAAGATTTATAGATATAAATTTAACATAGAAGCTTATTAATAAAGGACGCCAGGTCATGACAGCTTGGGATTTAAATAGATTGCGTTACACAATACGCCGTATCACTGGCAAGCTCGATGCTTCCCAGATTCCCGATACGAGTTATGGCCCTGTCACAATTAATAATCCTGCTGGTCTAGATGACTACATCAATGATTATTATCTCTATGATCTCGATGAAGTCTTTCGCACCATGCAGCTAAAGACTAACTATAAATTCACCACGCAGCAAAACGTTGGCGTATACAATCTCCCGACTAATTTGTTGCCTGGTGATCCATTAACTAAGCAGGTTTATTTCTCCGCTGACTCACCTATGTATGTCGATGGATATGAAATGTCGTGGTTTCAGGACCCTACAGCTTTCAAACGTCTATGGCCCGAATTGCATACTATACAGAAAGCCGTTGCAACTGGTAATGGTGGAACTTCTTATACATTTACACTCAATGCAACTCCTATCCAGCAAGGCACAGTGCTCATAGGGATGCAAGCACAATATAGCCCACTTGTGACAGAAAATGGTACTGATAGGCTTCAAACAGATACTTTTACCAATCCTGGAAACCTCATTAGCTCTATCACAGGATTAATCATCGGAACAGTCGATTATCTATCCGGTGTGGTAGAGATCACGTTTACTAATCCGATTCCAGCCGGCATAAATATCAATGCTCACTACTACCCTTACGTAGCTTCCAGACCAAGAGACTGCTTATTTTTTCAAAATCAATTCTTTATCAAACCTATTCCTAATGATGCTTTTCAGATGGAAGTGATTGCTTATCAGCAACCTACATGTGCTCTCAGTACTACAGCTTTATTCAATCCTACCGATCTGCCGGACAATCAGTTCACCCCTAATGTACCCGATGGATTTACTAACACATTAAATATGGCTAAGTTCAACGAGTGGTGGCAAATGATCGCCTATGGAGCTAGCCGAAAGATATTTATTGAAGAAGGTGACCACGATGAGGTAGCTCGCATTTCGGGTTATCTCGATGAGCAAACGAATCTAGCTCAAAGGCGCTTATTGCGTCAGCTTTCGAACCAACGCATACAGAGCGAATATGCGGTTAACAATCAAGGCATAACGGGGAACTATCCTCCTTATCCTTATTACTAGAGGTAATATGGCCAACTTTAAATCACGTCCCAGAGCCCAAGACAATAGAAACGTATCGCAAGGCGATATTCAAGGCAACTTCGATTACTTAGCTAATGACTATCAAGACCCTGTATTAAGCGGAGTTCTTCCCGTAGATCACCAGATAACAGGTACCAATATTGGTACAACAGATGGTTTTCACAAGCAGGTAAGTTTTCTGAATCGTGGTGCTACTCCAGCAAATTTAACCAATGCCGTGAATGGCCAAGCATCGAACGGCATATTGTATACTATAGCTGATACTGAGGGTAACTCCGAACTTCACTTCTTAAATGATAATGAACAAGATTTCACTCTTACTAACTCTAATAGTATTATCACTGTACCTGATGTTGCGGTTGTCATCGGACCTCCCGCACCTGTCTATACATTTCCAACAGATATAAATTGCTTTGGATGGATATATCCTATCAACAAGACAAATCCTTCTATAGTTGGACAACCTGTATATTTTGTTGTATTCACAAACGTTCTTTATCTCGTTAACAATACAATGACAGCGGGTTTGAATGTTGCCCTGCTTTCCTCACTCACTTATACCGTCACAGGTGCTCCACCACTTACATTAAACGTACAAGCGAATGGATTGAATTTCCCTGGAACCTATGCTTTTAGAATACAGGTAACGAATTTATAATGTACGAAGCAAAATTAATAGCACCTTTAAACTCTGGCCTTGTAAACTATTACAAACCATATCTTGTCTCACAAGATGCTTTTACGACTTTAGAAAATGCCTACACATCAAGAGGTTTCGTAAAAAAAAGAGAAGGCACTTCTTTACTTGCACGCACTCCCATTTGGAATACTATAACCAACATTACTAATGCATCTCCTCCCGTGGTTACTACAGCTACTAATCATAATCTATTATCTGGTGATATGGTCTGGCTGGAGGGAGTAGTTGGGGCAACAGATTTAAATCAAAACTCCTATGTTATAACAGTTCTTTCACTTACTACATTCTCATTACAATATTTGTCTGGTTTTGTATTTCTGCCCAATGCCATTCCTCCAAACGATCAATATCTTGAGGTTACTCCTGGTTCAAACGTCGCAGCCGATGGGGTAGGGACAGCAGGTAATATCTACCTCCCTATACTTGGCACACGCATATATATTCTCCCAGGTACAGGCAATGAGCTTCTCTTTGTTTTTAACTCTAAGAAAGTCTATCAATATAATCCAGGTGCAGGAACTTTAACGGATATAACATTTGACGAAGATGGAACCGCTTTTTTCTGGAAGGGTACTAAAGACTCATTTTATTACTCTTCTAATTATGCCAATGCTATATGGGTTACTAATAATAATGACACAGACCAAATCAAATATTACAACGGGTCGGTTACTGATGGATGGAACACTACTTTTCCTGTATTGGTTGGTACTATTCCTCCTACTATCCTTACGTCTTCATTACTCATCTTGCCTTATAAGGGCTATCTTGTCGCTCTCAATGTAACCGAGAATGATACCCAATTTCAGAATCGAGCTACTTGGTCACAACAAGGTACTCCCTATACAGGAATTGCATTACCTACACCTAATACAGCTATAACTTTAGGCTCTCCAACCATAATAACATCACCTGCTCACGGTTTAACTACTGGCGATATCGTAGGTCTATGGAGCTTCCTTCCACAGAATCCTAACATACTCAACGGTAAAACATTTGTCGTAACGGTCATCGATGCTAACAATTACAGTATTCCTCCGGATACTTCGGGCACAGGAATAACGGTAGATAACTCCTATACTCAGCTAATGGGTGATCCTCCCACACCTTTCGTTAACGACCCCTATGCCTGGAGACGTGACATACCTGGTAAAGGTGGGTTTAATGATGCTGACACTACCGAAGCTATTATATCTGCTGAGATTATTAATGATGTTATGATAGTAGGTTTTCAATTCTCAGAATGGCGTTTACGCTTCACAGGCGATCAGACAACACCATTCATATGGGAACGTATTTCAACAAGTTTCGGAGAAGAGTCAACTTTCGGTTCCATAGCAATGGACGAAGGCAAACTCGGGGTATCCCGAAGAGGCTTTATACGTTCCACGCAGAATAGAGTCGAGCGTTTCGACATGGCGGTCTTTGATAAAGTAGATCAAATACAAACAGATATTGCCTCCGGCGTAGTAGGTTTCTCCCGTGTTCATTCCGTACGAGATTTCAACAAACGACTTATCTATTGGACCTATGGCGAGCAACAAGGCTCTAACAACACACCTAACAAACTCCTTTGCTATAACTATCAAGATGACAACTTCAATACATTTGACCAAAGCTTCACAACCTTAGCACTTTATAAGCAAACGACTGATAACATATGGGCTACTTGGACAACTCCTTGGGCAGGCGATACCTCTACATGGACCGACCCTTTCGAGCAACTAAATGCCATTATTATCGTTGCAGGTCAACAAAATGGCAACGTATGCCAATTCTTAGATCCAAATGTATCAAGTGATATTGGCAGTCCGTTATCTACAGTGATGAGCAATTACAATTTTAATATCACTACTAAAAAGTTTAATCCTTATATAGATAAAGGCAAAAAATGCCGACTACAATACTTCGATGTATATATAGATTCTAACTCAGTTACTCCCATACTGGTTTCAACCATATCTCAAGCCCCAAGCGCTGTTGTCACAACCGTTATACCGCATAATTTGGTAACTGGTCAGTCAGTACAAATGATCAATCTAAACTCTATGCCTGCTTTGAATAACACTAATTTCACTGTCACCGTTACAAGTGCGACAACATTTTCTATTCCATTCAACACAACTATAATCGGACCCTACACAGACTTAGAGGGAACAGTAAATGTATTCGGTGAGATAACATATCAACATTTCGTCGATGATAATCCAGAGCCTGTATTACAAAGACGTATAAACACTGCGCAACTTGGAGTAACTGGAAAATATGTACGTATCTTTTGTGGCGTTAATGCTCGTTTCCATCAAATCGCTCTTACTCTCTCCGATGGAACAAACGACTATCTGCCTATTCCTCCCGCTATTAATCCCGACAATCAACTTGATGATCCTATTAAGGGTCAATCCCCTTTCTCTATGCAAGGAATAGTCATACATACTAGACCAGAAGGAATCATCAAATCATGAATACTTATGGTCCTAACTTCTCTCTACCGACAAACCTACCGATAGATTTCGACATTCCCAAGAACGAGACTGAATTTAAAGAGCTTGTAGCCAAGAGAGAACGCCTGACAGCAAGCGTTTTGAATGTTAAAGAAAATGGTTTATACGATAAGGTTGAATTACAATCAGGTAAGCAGTATTTTAGTGTAACACCCTATCCAGCTCCAAAAAAAAAGCGTGCTGTTTTCCGTAAAGTCTTTGACTTTGTTGAGCTTAATGGAGGCAACTTGGTGGCTGGTACAACATATACTTTTGCACATGGTATCACACCTATAGTGCTTATGTCGGATATATCGGGCTCAGCTACCACGACAACACCGGATTATCTGCCTCTACCTTTTGTATCTGCCACTACAGTTACCGATCAAATAGAGATTTACGCAGACAATACCAATGTTTATATGATAGTGGGTGCAACACAATCTAATCTAATTCAAGCATATGTAGTGCTTGAAGTAATAAAAGGAAATGGTTAAGTATGGCTTTTGATTTTAATAAATTCTTATTTGGTTCCACAGGTGGCCAAAAGCAATATGGCAACTGGAACAACGACCAACAGAATGCCTCAAGCAATTATTTTAATAACCCTATCACCAGTAACGGAACATATCAAGCAGGTAATCAGTATATTCAAAACATGTTACAGGGAGGCAACCAAGCCTTTCAACAGTTTGAACAGCCTTTGTTAGATCAATTTAATCAACAGACTGTACCTGGTATATCTAATCGATTTTCTGGTATGGGTACAGGTGCGGGAGCGTTAAATTCCTCGGGTTTTCAACAAACACTTGGTCAAGCGGGTAAAGACCTTACAAGCCAGCTCGGTGCACTTCGAGCGGGATTAACTCAGAATCTTCTTAGCCAAGCTCTAGGATATGCTCAACAGCCTTACAGTAATATTCAAGCAGGACTCCAGTTCCGTCCGTGGGAAAACGTATATGAGCAGCCTACAGAAGGCGCAATACTTGGACTTGGAAAAGCTGCCCTCGGTGGTGCTGCACAAGGTGCTGGAAGTGCATGGGGAAAATCATACTTTGGATAAGGGGTTTATATGGTAACAGTCATTCAGCCACGCGACCTAGGTGGAGAATTTGGTTCTACTCTTGGTAAAGCTTTTTCTCAAGGTACTGAGTATGCTCTAAATCGCTCACGTTTACAGGAAGCTTTTGCAGATGCACAAAAAGTGCATAATGATCCAAAGGCATCTCCAACGGATAAATATTTTGCTTCTCAGATTGCAGGTGCTGGCATACCTGGTTTTTCATCTGATTACAATCAAGCACTGCCTTTTCTTCAGCAACAACAGGCGCGAGAAGATGCGAGTAAGGTTCCTCCTCCTGTTAATGGCCAATCTCAGCAAAGAAATATTCAAAGTCAACAAAGTCAACAAAGTCAACAAAGTCAACCCATACAGGAACAATCACCTCAAGCTGTGGGTCAAATTCCTTCTGAGCAATCTCCTGTTTTCCAGCAACTTAAAAATTTGTATCAACCTCAAACTGAAATTATACCACCCGAAGTACAAAAAGATTACTTACAGGCCAGAGGATATATACCTAAAGTCTATTCGCCTCAAGAGATGCAATATGCGGAACAAGATGCGTTACGAAAAGGCCTAGATCCAAACTTGATACGTCAACAAATGACCAACTATAACACAATGGCCCGACAAGAAGTGCAAGATTATGTTACGGGTCAGAATGCTTTAGAAAATCAGCGTAAAACATTACAAACACGAGATAAAGAATTTAGAGATTATTCCGCCGAAAGAATCCCTAATATCAATCCAGAAGATAAATCAGGAGCATATAATCCTGATGATGAAATACTTTGGCAGCGTATAGGAAATCAATTTCGTACCGAACAAGATTATAATCAACGTTTTGCTCTAACGAAAAAAGAATTCGATAAACAAAAAGAATTTGAAAGTGATTTAGGTAAATATTCTCAAAAACTGATTTTTGGTCCTGAAAAAAACACTCTTGAAAATCTAAAAAATACAATAAGTCAAATGGTAAATGCAGGTCGTAGCGATAAACTTTATGAGATTTTACAAAGTAATGGTTATGCTCGTTCTCAAATCGATGAGTTTATATCTCCTATCTCACCTGAACAAACCAAATTTTTAGATAATTTTAAACTTCCTGAATTGATTGATCCTTTGTTAGATGAAGGTGAAAATGAAGCTACTATGGGTCCTAGATTAGAAAAATATAATCAAGCCATGAGTAAATTAGAGGATTCTATAGTAGATAATTTCAAACAAGGTACTTTTGACAAACTCAATCGATATAAGCCAGGTACAAGTTTTCTGGCTTTGCGTAGACATCTTCCAAATGTAGACTATTTAACCTATGATAGACTTATTAATAAACTTATAGATGAAAAAAGAATACAACCCGATGATACACAAAGAAAGCAATTGCCTTTACTTCTTAGACCTCAAACTCAACCTTTATATACATTAATACCCTTTACTAACCCTGTGTAATTATGCTTCAAGATGGAATAGATCTCAATCAAGGATTAGAAGGCGGTTATACCGCTGAAGAGATACTAAATTATTTAGCATCTCATTTTCCTAAGCTATCAAGTAAGATACAATCTGCTATCGCGGGGGGATATACTGCTAGAGATATTCTTCAATATATTAATGGTGTGGATACTAAATCATTAAAAAGATACAAGGGTAAACCTAAAGAAAGAGTGGATATACCTTTTAAAGATGATGCAAATAAGTTTAATCCTTATCTACAAGGTCAAAAAAAATACGAAGAGTATCAAAAGAATAATCCCGTAAACAAGTTTGTAGAGAAATTACCTAGTAATCTTGCGGATATTGCAATAACTGCTGCGTCGTATTATGGATTATCTAAACTTGCTAAAGAAATTCCCGCTTTATTAAACAATCCAACCTTTAAAAACATATTGTCACAAGCACAGAAAATAGCTGGTTTAAATCCAGGTGAAGAAAACCGAAGACAAGCTGAGGAACCTACATTAGAAGGTGATGCACAGACACCACAAACCAACACAGCAGCCACAGCACAAACACAGCCCCCACAACCACAAGCGCCATCACAAACGGATTCTCTTGACTCATCTAATCCTCCCATTCAAAGCCCAATTGGCGCACGAGTCGCCCAAAATACCGGTATCCCCACTGAAACGTTAGCCACACAAACCCAAGCCATGCCGAAAACACCAGAAATACAACCGACATCCCAAACGCCCACACCAACAGCTCAACAAACACAGCCCCCAAAGGATACCTCCAATCTTTCTCAAATTATTGATAATCTGGGTATTGGTGACAAGGTAAAAGAACTCGCACAATCTGAATTAAACCATACTCCAGAAGAAATCGCAGCTATTATCCGCAGTCCTCAGTTGAATGCTGGTAAGAAGATAAAAAACCAAGTAGGCTTAAGTCCAGGTTCAATCAAAAAACTTAAAAAATTACCACACGAACAACTTGTAGACGCCGTAAAATCTTACATGGATAAAAACAACTTAAGACCAGATAAAACACTAAATAACGCAATAGGAAATCATACTTCCGAAATCATGACCAAGAATGGAGATATCAAAGAAGTCGAATCCCAAAAAGGTCCAGTTTTAAAGACAAAAGATGGTAAATATCTAAATGAAAATGAAGTTTCAAAACCTCCCGAAGATCTGGAAGATGCAGTAAGATATATTTATGATTCTATACCAGAAAGCGAAAAGTCTACAGCTTTTGAAGGCGCATTAAGAATAAATCTTCCTGGTAAAGGCGATCATTCTTTTACCTTAGTTCAATTCTGGGATGGTAAAGTTGGATGGTATTTCGATGTACCTGAAAATATATATAATGACATCGTAACAGGAAAATATGAACCAAAAACTCAAGGTAAAACAGGTATAGGTGAATATAAACCTGGTGTTATTGATAGTCGCGGTGCTGGATTTTCAAAAGAAATAAGGCAAAACCCTTTTTATTCTAAAGCCAATAAAAATATCACCTGGGGTTATGCAGATAATACTTATAAAGCTCAGAAAATGATTCAACCTATTTTACATAAACTATCTAAAGAGGAATACGATGAAGAAGGAAACCTCATCATTAAGAAGCCAAGATCAACAAAAGGTTAAACAAGCTCTCGAAGCTCTTAACTGGCTCACCCATGGTTTAAAAAAGTCACGCAAAAAGTCTTCTGCAAAAAAGTCTTAAACGCTATTGTCCAAATCGAATAGTTTCTTCATATCTATTCCTTTGTTTGATATTACCCCGATGTAGATTCGGGGTTTTTTATTGCATTTTTCTGTTAAGTTAAAATTTTAATTGATATGTTCGACTTAAAAAGCAACCCAGGTTTTTTATGTCGGCAAAAAATCCAGTTCCACAGACACAGGCTTATGAGGGCGTAAGAGCATCAACGCCACCGAACTTTGTTTCTGGAAAAATAGTTCCCAATACTTCCCAGTTTAAAAACACCAAAGTCGGTGATATGGAAGTTAATTCTCTAACTAACAATACCTATCAACTAGGTGGTATTGCAGGGGGAGTCGCTTCATGGTATCTCGTCTCAGGTCCAGCAGGTAACGGCGCACCAGTCAATGTAACCGCAACATCTCAAGCGATAGTTGCTGGTAATCAATATATCTCTGCAAACGCAGCTCTTTCCACTTTCACTCTACCTCTCACAGCTAACGTAGGGGATGCTTTTGCAATCGTCGGTAAAGGCGCAGGCTTCTGGACTATACACCAGAATGCCGGTCAATCAATTGTGTTGAATGCTGCAACTACAACGTCGGGTACTGGTGGGTCAATCACTTCCACACAGGCAGGTAACTGCATTAACTTAGTTTGCACAACTGCGAACACAGTTTTCACAGTAACTAACATATCCGGCGCACAGTCTGCCTACACCATTGTTTAAGGAGGATTATGTCTAATCTTAATAGACCTCCCTTAGTAAGAGACTACAATCAGTTACCTATTCCACAAACTTATACAGAACTGGCATTTCAAGGTGACTACACAGGAACTAATCTAATCCATAAAGGATTAGCTCTTCCAGGTACCTCCACGAGCTCTCCAGGATGGCAAATAGCTCTACTTACTTACGATGGCTCCAATAATTTACTATCTATTACATGGCCTTTAGCTGTGGGGACCACTCCTACAACATCTCCTTCAACTATAGGTCATGCTTCAACTGAATTTATATTCACTTGGGCAAATAGAGCTACATATACGTATCAATAAGGATTTCTATGTCGTTTGTTTATAATCCGATAACGGGCGTCTTGGATAAGTCAAATGGTGGTGGTGGAGGGGGTCCGACAACCAATCCTGTAACACCCGCTCAAGGTGGGACTGGAACAGCAACTCCAACAGCACACGGAGTGGCAGTAGCTGAAGGTGCTTCAACTCCTTTCAACTTTGTTGTAGGTGCTACCACAGGTCAAATATTTCAAGCCAATAGTGGCGCAGACCCTACTTTTAGTACGTCAACATATCCTTCCACCAACGCAGCGGGCGATCTTATTTATGGTTCTGCAACGGATGTATATTCTAATCTACCTATAGGCTCAACAAATCAAATTTTAACTGTTATAGCTGGTTTACCATCCTGGCAAGCTGCCCCAGCTTCAGGCATAACAGGTACAACTACATTATATGCTGTTATTGTTGGTAATGGTGCTAGTTCTGTTGCCTCTGTTGGTCCAAGTGCTACAGCAGGACAAGTTTTGCAATCAGGTGGATCATCTGCCAATCCTTCATATAGTACGGCTGCATATCCATCTACTGCTGGAACGTCAGGAACTTTACTAACTTCTAATGGCACAAATATTGTAAATACGACCTCAACTTATCCTGCAACAAATGCTATTAATACCCTTCTATATGCATCAAGTGCTAATGTGATGGGTGCCCTTGCCACAGCAGATAACGGCGTATTAATTACTTCAGCAACTGGTGTACCTTCATGGCTTGCCGATGGAACAACGGGACAAGTATTAACCGCTACGACAGGCAGCCCGCCAGCCTGGGCAGCAGCTTCAGGCATAACAGGTACTACCACTTTACATGATGTCATCATAGGCAATGGGACTAATAGTGTTGTTTCTGTAGGTCCTGGCACAGCAAATCAAGTTTTGTTATCGGGTGGAGCGTCAGCCAACCCAGCTTATTCAACCGCGACCTATCCTGGAACTGCGGTTATAGGCGAATTAATGATTGCTACGGCTGCTAATGCTTTTGGCCAATTAGCTCTGGGTACAGCAAATCAATTGATAGGCATTAATTCGGCTGGCACATCGGTTACTAACATAACTCCAACAATCAATATTCAATCATTTACGACTGCTGCCACATCAACTTATACGCCCTCGGTTGGAATGGTGACATGCATCATTGAAATCGTTGGTGGTGGGGGCGGAGCAGGCTCTAGTTCCACTTGTGGCTCTACAACCTCAAGTTGCGGTTCTGGTGGTGGTGGTGGCACCTATGCTCGTGCTATCGCAACGGCTGCCAATATCGGCGCAAGTCAAACTATAACGATTCCTGCTGCTGCAAGCGGTGGCGCTGCTGGCAATAATCCTGGTAATGCAGGTGGTACGGTTTCAGTTGGCACACTTTTAACGGCGACAGGCGGAGGAGGTGGTAACGGTCAAGGTGCAAACGCAACTTTGAGTATTGCTACGGGTGGCACTGGTGGGTCGACAGTAGGTGGCTCTCTTACCTCTATTAAGATCGCTGGTAGTTCAGGAGGAATTGCAATGTCCAGTGGGATTGTGAACGCGCTTGCGGGCTACGGCGGTGCGTCTTTCCTAGGTGGTAGTGCCACTCCAGCTAACAACGGAGGAGGTTCTAACCCAGGCAACCCAGGACAAAACTTCGGTGGCGGTGGCTCAGGTGCTTGTAGCTCTGGTTCCTCGGGTACTCAGCAAGCCGGAGGTAATGGAAGTGTCGGCGCCGTATTTATAACAGAATTCATTTATTAAAAAGGTCAACATATGTCAACGGGATTGCCTCCAGTACAAACAAACCCATTAGGTTATACAGGTCCAGTAATGTATCAGGTTGCTATTGTCAACAACCCTGGTGCACCTACACCCAATGATTTTAGGTTTCCTCTTGGTACAGAATGGCGAAACTCTTCTGGAGGTCCTTTAGTTACCGACATGAAAGGTGATATTTGGAAATTTAGTAATACTATTGGTGCATCTAATAACTCAGGTGGTCAGACAGCTACTTGGTTGAAAATCACTGGTACTAATGGACCACTTCTTCAAATCAATACGCCTGATCATCCAGCAGGACCGAACGCAACTCCGACCTCTGCGGGTATACTCTCATTTACCTCAACTGGTGGTACGGTAACGATCACCCAATCAGGTTTCCCAAACTCACACACTATCAACTTTGAATCTAGTGCTTCTCCACCTTCAACTTTACAGACGTTATCCGGTGATACAGGCGTCCAGCAAAGTCCGATGGGCAACAACATAGCTATACATTCTACTTTTACGGCAACTATTGGAGCCGTTCCCGTTGCAGTCGCAGGACCTACGAATAATGCATTACTCACTATCACCTTACAGGGTGCAGGAACAGCAGCAACATCCGCCACAATGACAGCAGCAGGTTTAGCATATTTCAACGCAGCGCAATTTACGTCATCCGGTGGTTTCATATCTTTAATAGGTGGTTCAACTCCACCTACCCTCGGCCTCATGGTTGATAATGCGTCCGGTGCCGGCGTCAATCCTGTTATCCCCAATAGTTCAGGTATAATAACTCTTACATCCGATACGACACTTACCGCTGGCACGCTACTTAATGGAATCAGAACGGACACCACTTCAGCTAACACAGCTAAGATACAGCTTCAATATGCGGGGGCTAATGCATCGGCAACAGCTAGCAACTATGGTATATCCCAATATAATAGTTCCCAGTTTACCGTCGTTAATGGGTTTGTGTCATTAACCGGCTCAGGTTCTGGCTTTACATCCATAAACATTCAAACATTTAACGCGACTGGCGTATATACACCATCGGTTGGAATGGCCTATTGTATAATAGAAGCAATCGGTGGAGGGGGTGGAGGTGGCGGTTCCGCTGCTTGCTCATCATCTCAATGTGCTGCCGGAGGAGCCGGAGCAGGTGGATCTTATGGAAGAAGTGTATTTTCAGCAGCGACAATAGGGGCAAGTCAGACAGTTACAATTGGTGCTCGTGGTATGGGAGGTAACGGTAACACCGCAGGTACAGCGGGTGGCAATACTTCCGTTGGAGCGCTTATTACATCCAATGGAGGCGGAGGAGGAGCAGGAGGCCCAGCGAGTTCCACGGCAACTATTTCGGCTCCTGGTTTGGGGGGAACAAGTACAGGTACCATAGGCTTTGCCGGAGTACAAGGTTTAAATGGTATTATTCTTCCTACAATAAATTATGCGTTAGGTGGTCAGGGAGGATATTCGATAGGCGGAGGACCTGGACAACCTGTATTTCCTGGGGGCGGTGGAGTTGGTCTTACATTTGGTTCTGGTGGTGCTGGTGCTACAACACTTAATTCCGGTTCAGCAGCTACCGGAGGTAATGCACAAGCCGGAGTCGTTTATATAACCGAATTTATAGGGTAAAATATGCCATTAAAATCAGGTAAGAGTAAAAAAGTGATCTCAGATAATATAGCTACAGAGCGCAGATCGGGACGCCCTGAGAAGCAAAGTATTGCCATCGCATTCTCAAAGGCAAAAAAAACTCGTAAAAAATAGGCGGTTTACTTTATACTGCTTGTAAAAAGAGTGTAATATGCCTAGTGGAGTTTATGAAAGAGATTTGAAAAAATGTAAAACAATTTTTGAGAAAGGTCGAACACCTCATAATAAAGGTAAAGAAACTGAAAAAAAACTAAAGAAACTCGAAAAATTTAAACTTGGATTGCCTATAGAATGCAAAATACATGGAGAACATACTAATTGGAGAATGCATAGTAGTAATAATGTTCAGTGTAGAAAATGTGCTGCTCGATGGCAAATGGAAATGAAAAAAAGAGATCCATTGAGATTTTTATATAGGGATGCTAGACGGCACGCCAAAAAGCAAAGCAGAGAATTTAAAATTACTATAGAAGATTTAAAAAATTTAATGATAATTCAGGAAAATAAATGTGCATTGTCAGGAATTAAGTTTGATGAAAATAATCTTCCTTCTCTGGATAGAATAGACTCAAAAATTGGATATGTGAAAGAAAATATACAATTAGTTTTAATAAAAATAAATCGAATGAAAAGTGATTTTGAATCAAATGAATTTTTGGAAATATGTAAAGATATATATAGATACTCAATTAGAAAATCTATAAATACTTGATTTTTCAAAAGCTGGTAAATTCAAAAAGAAAAAGAAATAATGTAAAGCAGATTTACATGAAATGCAAAACATGCGGAAAAGCACATGGGAAAAACAACTGCCAATATACTAGCACAACGAGGCTTAGAGACGACTCAGTATTCCCGACTCATGAGAAAGGATATCTATCAGCGCACGAAAGATCTAATAAAGCCGAAGAGAGCAAGTTTGGAAAAAAACAATTTAACAAACTCGAAAAATATGTGCGAGGAGCTTCCAAACATGAACTTATCGGAAAAAACACTCGATCAGGAAAAATAGAGGTGGAAGACAAAATCCCTAGTCAATATAGACCAGAAGTTGCATTCCACGAAGAATACGAAAACAATATACTACGTAAGGGTATGAAACATGGATAAGTCGTACAAAAAACTCATCAAGAAAGAAAAAGGTCTTGTTAAAGATACAACCAAGGTATTAGATAAAGACGAAAAAAGAGATAAATTCGTCCGAGCTGGCAAGAAAGCTATGAAAAAGAAAGGAAAATGCTAATGGGAAACTCACCTAATATGACCAATCCTAAGATGCAGAAAGTCACCACCATTGCACGTCCTAAGCGTAAACAAGTCGCTGACGGCTTAATTACTGGTAAGAAAGAGAAAAAACCACCAACGGTCTTTAGACCTTAAGAGGCTATATGCAACAGTATCCAAGAAAAGGAGCGAAGTACGTAACTCCAGAAGAACAAAAACAAGATCGTAACTTGTACTATGATGGCAAGCTACATACAGAATTCGAGCTTAAATTAGTTAGAGCAGAGCGCCAAGAGCGTTTCGATGCTAAATCTAAATATTTAGCAGGCATACAAGGCGTTGATGGCGGATGTTTCGATCATAGAGATATAATTCCTCCCTATTAAATAAAAAAACCCCAGGAGACGTAAACCTAGGGTAAACCTTCACGAGGTTTTATTTAATTTATACACTACTTATTATTATTACCAGCTTTTTTCCATGCGTTGAAGTTTTCTAGGCACGCGTCTGGGTTTTGTATACATGTTTGATACATCTTAGTCTGATCGCGTTTTTTTATGCTCATCATTTCTGAGAAGAACTTATCAAAACCTGGGCCGTATTCTAAGAAGAGATCATCTAGCTGTTGTCGAGTTACCCCTTCAGTAGGCTGAGGATTCTCCCTCTTGTTTCTATTCATAGCGATTTCGCCATCATCATCATCTTGAACGACTCCCACCATAGCAGCAAGTGCATATCGTCTCATATATGTGATACCAGAACCTACAGTTTGCACGTTCCATTCTATATCGATCGATTCCCCTTTCCTAGGTTTAGGCTTAGCGATTTTAGCACACGATTGAATGTACTGACCTGACTTATGACCTAGCCAGGTAACAAGAAAGAAGTCATTACCTTCAGACTGTATTGACTGAATGATGGATAAATTATTCTTAACAAGTGCTGGCCGACAAGCAGCCCAGACGGTAGGCAGGTCCGCGTATTTTGAGTTGTAAAAAGGATTGTTAGAATCTTTAATAGCTATTTCAATTTCTGCCTGTGCTTGTGATAAAGCACCGAATAATTCGTTTAACTGTTCACTATGTTTATTTTCCATTAGTGCCCTCATTGATTGGTTTTATAACTAATTTTAATCTATTTAATACAAATTCATTAGCCCTTATTTTTCCTTCTAGATAGGGTTTGCTAAATTTTTTATAATTTAGCATATCTTTACAGATGGAAACATCTAACTCCAAATGTTCAATTAAAAATTCGATATCTTGTTGCATAATTATTGACCTAATATTTGTAATTCTTCTTTAGTTGCAAAAAACTGTTTAAATACTTCTAGGCACATCATAAATTGGTCAAAGTTGTAAGGATATTCAATCACAGTAGGATATTCACCTAATGGAGATAGATGAACAAACTCTATCCTATCTATTTTAAGATCGCTTGTTTCGATCAGATACCTATAAGCCGATCCTTGCATCATCCAAGTCTTTGATGGGGCATGGGACGTCTTATAATCAGCTAAGATTATCTTACCATCAAGCTTGTAGACTAGATCAACCTTGCCCGTTATATTAAGCTCATCACAGAAGAATCTTTCCTCTGCGAATATATGTTTTTTCTTCTCTTTCTCCCACCAAAGTCGAAAACTCTCGAAGTATTTATCTGAGTTTTGGTAAGGGTCCCAGACGCCTATTCCGTTTATGAAGTCAAAGGCATGCTCATGTAAAGCCTCGCCTACCAGACCTTTTTCATAGAGCTTGTGAGGGGGAATCTTATCCACGCCAGAGAAAGGACGGAGAATATCCGTCACTCGCATGTACTTTTTTCCATTATGTATAATAGTCATTTCTTTCCTTTTGGGTTCAGTTCATATTCCGTATACAGAGCGCTTAAAAAACACTAATGCTACTATCCCAAACATCGGATAGACGATGAATTGCTTAAATGCTTCATTCCAATATTGAAAGAAAAACATTATTTCACCGCCTGATATTCACTCACGCAGGATAAGCATGCCTCATCGCTTTTTGTTTCAACCCAGCATCTTGGGCAAAAACTCTCGTTCAAATCAACAGCTATAGCCATCTTTAGTTGTAATTCTTGCTCATTAATGATCTGATCTAATGTTCTCATAAAGACTTCCATATTATCGTAGTTGTTATTCAGCAACCTCAAGTCAAATGAATCTAATACAACGCATTCATTTCTAAGCTCGCCTATTTCTTCTTGTAGTTTGTTAGCAAATAGCATAATCGAGTTTAGCTTACTTAAAACTCTTTCTTGGTATTCCTTCATAAATTCTCCCAGTTTTTTGTTGATATTAAAGGTATATGTTGTTAACATGTCACCATAGTACATAAATAAGACAATTTAACACAACAAAAAAGAGAAATATATGAAATTAAAAGATTGGATAGAGGAAAACGGACTGAAAACAGCGTTCGTAGCCAAAAAATTGGAGATGCCGTTAGGTAACCTTTACAACATACTTAACGGTCAAGCGATGCCCAGCTTATCGCTTGCAGTAGCTATTCAGGAATACACCAACGGAAAGGTCACCTGCAAAGATTTATTAACGCGTCGCAGACATAGAGAAAGAGCATCACAAGAATTAAAAGATCAGTATGAAGCATCTAAAAAAGTAGTGGCACCCATACAATCGCTTAAGACTCAAAAGGATATACTCTCGTGAATAAAATATAGTTTTATTTTGCTGATGATATTTAATTTATTTGATACGTTATAAAAATCTTCAAATAAAAAAAGCTCGGTTGTGCCCCGAGCTCAATAGAGACTGTAATGATTGAACCTATACGATACGACCTCCCTTGTTATGAGTTCATATGGCTCCTATCCAAGAATTGCCCAGAAGCCATATTCACCTATCTTGAGCTTTATAAGCTCAAAGAAAAAAATAATCAAGTGTTCCTTAGCAAAAATGACATACGCGCCAACTTCCCTGTTTCCTGGGCGAAGCTCCTTACTGGTCTTCGCCTTTTGGCAAACGAGGGAGTGCTAGAATGGAAGCTTGGCAAGAACCTTGATACCCTGTACATAACTCTCTCTGCACAAGAGGAATTATGTTAAATGAAACTGTTATAAATGTTATAAATGAACAGAGCGAGTATAGGTTTACTCGCTCTAAAATATTACCAATATTGCTGCTATTACACGCGCTCATAATTATACATATTCTCTTTTTATGCACAACTAAAGAGTTTATTTTAATTTAGGCGCATGAATCCAAAGGAGGATTTATGTCACTTCTCTCTTTCCTAAATCAAGATAACTTCCGTACTTACAATATCCAAATAGCTAGATATTGCAAGAGTGTTAATGCTGCTATCATGCTATCCGATTTAGCTAACCGATATGAATATCATCTTTCGAATGGTGAACTTACATCTTTCGAAGCTCATGGCGAAGGCTGGTTCTTTTTGACATCTGAAAAAGCCGAAGAAAGAACAGCTCTTACCCGAAGAGAGCAAGATTCTGCTATAGATGTTTTAAAAAAACTAGACCTTATATCCCAAGTTAATAAAGGCGTACCGCAAAAAAGGTTCTTTAAAATCAATGAAGAAAATGTACTACAAGTCTTTTTATTAAAACCTGTCCAAAGACTAGAAGATTCAAATAATTCTTATAATTTGGCGGAAAACGCCAAAGTAGATTGGCGGAAAGCGCCAGTTCAATTTGGCGGAAAACGCCAAACTGCACATATAGTAGAAGAAACCCATGAAGAAACCCATATATCTCTTTCGTCTGACGCCGAAAGTTTAAAAGTATATTTTTTAGATTCTATAAAAAAATTCAAACCTGATTTCCTTCATAAGTCTAAGTCTTGGGATAAGACTTTCGATCTCATTATCCGAGTTGACAAACGTTTACCCGAAGATGTAAAAAACATCATAGATTGGGCACATGCACAAGAGTTTTGGCAATCTAACTTGTTATCACCTAGCAGTTTACGTAAGTCTTTCGACCAGCTTCATCTTAAGATGAAGAATGATGCATCTCATCTTGCCAGGATAGCTCTTAAGAAACAAAATGCTGTCCAAGCTCAGCAGACTAAAGAGAAGTATCCCAAAGAACTTAAGTGTGTTACAATCACAAGAGATTACGTTCGCTTTATCGGCACAGCATACGAAGTTAGCCTCGAGATGGAACCATCGGCTTTTGCCCTAGCATTTAAACATGTGGCTGAAAAGGTGATCAATGCCAATAGAAATTAATGTAGGGGCTCAAGGTGAGCATAACGAAGGTCGAGGATACCAGGAGCACCAGGACCTTGAAAAAAACCGCGCCTTGGTCAAATCTGTGCGGTCTGAGCGATTTTCTACGGCCATAGGATCTTCGTGTTCCGGAAAAGATGACCTTTTCTTCTTTTGGCACTACATCGATGGCGTCAAATACCAAAATGTTATAAACCTAAACCAATCATATACAAAACTAGGAGAATACCTAACATGATCTATCATGTACATATCTTCTCAAAGTTTATGCCTATCTTCAAGGGGTTCTACTCCACAAACGAAGATGCTTTTTCCTTCGTAGAAAAATATATACAAAAATACTTCCCAACTGAATACGTCTTCTCACACTACAAAGCTAAGTATTTCGATGAAAGAGAATCAACCCACGACAACGAAATGCGCATAAATAAGAAAATAAACGACTCAATTGCCAATAGCTACAACATCATAGCCATCAACGAAGACTTATGCCCCAACTATAAAAATATCTTCTTATCTAAACAATTTCAACTCTCACCCTTTATTTTCTCAAGACTTAAACGTTTCTATAACACGGAGCACTATCATGGAAGTTTCAAACCTACGTTCTGTTAAAAAAGGCTCAATAGATGCAACTTTCAGCCTAACAATAAAGACCGAAATCGGCATCATCACTATCAACGATTGTACATACTTTGTAAAAAATGCCCAGAGATGGGTCTCATTTCCCTCCAGAGCCTATGAAAAAGACGGCGTGAAGAAATACGCCAACTACGTCCACTTTCCCGACCCACAAGCTTACAGTGCGTTTCAAGCTTCCGTACTCAAAGCACTAGAAACATTTATGGAAGCTAACCAAGTAAAAAATTTCGATAAATCTACTTGTACTTCGGAGAATCTATTCTAATGAAATGGAAGTTACCTATTCGCCTACAGTCGCCCAATGTCATGGAACATTGGGCCGTACGCATGCACAGAGTAAAATATATCCAGCAAGAACTTAATTCACTCAAAGTTGACATAAACAAGAACTTCTCTATAAGCGATATATCTCTCACCGTGAAACTATCTCGTATATCTCCCAGGTCACTAGACTACGATAACCTAGTCTTTGCCTTTAAACCTGTACGCGATAAAATAGCACATATATTTTTTCCCAATTCTAAAATGGGTCAGTATGACACTTCTAAATACTTCAATTGGATATACTCACAGGAAAAAGGAGCACCACAAGAGTACTCCATTACGATAGAAATTATATAATCCCTTT